GAGAAGCAATGATGCTGTTTATGGTTATAAGAATGATTATGCTTGGCAAAGAAAAGTGTTAAAAATGTTAGCAAAAGATTTAAACATAGAAACAGGAATTATTAAATGGCAAGTTCAAAACTTACACGTTTATGAAAAACATTACAGATATTTGGAAACATAGATACATGGAGCTTGCTTGGCATATAGGCACATGGAGCAAAGACCCATCAACTAAGGTTGGTTGCGTTGCTATTGGTGATAGTGGTCAAGTCTTAAGCCAAGGCTACAATGGTTTTCCTAGAAAGTTTAATGATAATATTGACTTGTATTTAGATTCAGAAAAAAAATACAAATATATAGTGCATGCAGAAATGAATTGCATTTACCATGCAACATTAAATGGCATATCTTTAAAAGGTAGCACTTTTTTCGTGTCTGGACTAAATGTTTGTCATGAATGTGCAAAAGCAATTGTACAAACTGGAGTTAAGAAAGTTATTGCTAAACCAAAGAAAAATTATAAACTTAAATGGGAATCATCATTTAAAACTGCAAGCGAAATATTTAAACAAGGAGGAGTAGAATATGAAATATTGCATAACAAACCCGATTGCTAATATACCAGTTAACCAAAAAAGCCATGTTTATGGTTGGGCACTACATTGGTCTGAATTATTAAATGCCAACATAGAGCATAAGTGCTCGGAAGATATAAATAAGTACAGCATAGTGTATGTAGATCATGGAGCTAATTTTTCTGGCGCACTAAATTTGTTTGGAGGTTTATCGGAAGATGTTTATAGAAAGTTTAATAATATTATGGCTGCTAATGAAGTTGTTTCGCTTAATATTAAAATGCCTAATTATGGTGAAATGTTTAAAACACGATTAAACGCTAAATCAACCTACCATAAAATTAATAAAGAATGGTGTAATGATGTAAGTGCATTCTGTCAAAGTGTAGAAACATTATGTCATAAAGATATTAACTATACAGGCATAACTATAGGTGATAGTCATTCAATTGCTTTTTCAAAGAAAGGAGACTTAATCAACAAGATGGATGGTAAAACCATGTTTGGTCAATTAGGTGTAGCATTCCCACAATACTTAAGTAATATTAATTTATCAAAGTTAAAAAGAATAACAATGTGTTTTGGATCAATAGATATACGCCACCACATATTAAGAAAAAATACCGACGTTGTTGCTTTAGTCATGCCGTATATAGAGAAATGCAAGGTCTTACAAAACACATACAATATTCCTGTAGAAATATCAGCTCCTGTTCCTATTGAATATGCTGAACGTAAAATACCAAAATCTGGTTTTTACCAAGGCGAACCATTTTATGGCTCTGTTAGTGAAAGACAAAACATTACAGCACTTATGATTAAACTGTTAAAAGATAACTATGATAATGTTGTAACTCCGCCGATGGATTGGTATTTCATGAACCCAGAAGAATATGCAAAAACAAAAATGGAATTAAATAGTAGCGTTCATATTGCACCAATAAATTATAGAAGAAATAATTGGGGAAATTATGCATAATAATCATATTGTTGACGGGATCAATAAAGATTTGCTTATGGATAATTACACATACAGTCAACATCATTATCTACATTTAGCACGAAACTGGACAGACCCATACCCTAAACCAATAGTTAAAAAGCACGACGGTATTCGTGTTGTTAGAGAAGATTTAATCACAGGAACAAAGGTCAGAGGTGCTAGTGCGTTGGTTAGTACAATTGAGCAAGATACATTAGTTTATGTGCAACCACGTGTAGGTTTAGCTGGAGTAAGTTTATTGGATGTAGCTGAAAAATATAATAAAAAAGTCGTACTATTTATGCCTTCTAGTAAAAAAATATCAGATCATCAAGCATGTTGTATTGAAAGAGGAGCAAAACCTAAATTTAAAAGAATAGCAGCAATGCCAAATTTAAACTTAGCTGCAAAACAATGGGCAGAAAACAATGATGCATATTTTATTCCACTAGGTCTAAAACACAAAATAGTCACTGCAGGAATTGTGAAAACAGCAATGCAAATAAAAGCTCCTAATAAATGCTATATTGCAATATCAACAGGTGTTTTATCAAGAGCATTACAAATAGCATGGCCTAATACAGAGTTTGTAAGCGTTGCTGTGTCGAGAAACTTAAAACATGGTGAGTTAGGTAGGTCGGAAGTAATTTCGGACTCCTTATTGTTTCAAAAAGCAGAAGACCTTTCTAACTTGCCCCCGTTCCCAACTGTTCCAACATATGATGGTAAAGTGTGGAAGTATATTCCTAAAAACACTAATGAAGATATTTTGTTTTGGAATGTTGGTGCTGAGCCTGAATTAATAAATAAAAAACTATATGAACAGATTGATAGTTATAGGGATTGGGAATGATTTTTACAAAACATTATCAAGAGTTTCTTAGGTATTATGATTTAGCAAAGCAACAACAAAAGCTTTGCAATTTAGGAGATTTGCCACACATTGATTCCGATGTTAATGATGATTTAATGCAAAATGTTGAGCTATATGATGTTGTTGAAAGAAAATATGCCGGTTTTAGCCAAATAATAAATGATATTTTTTATCAAAAAACAGATGCTCACCCCTATATCAATAAAATTAAAAACAATACAGCAACACAGCAAAGAATGGAAGTTGTTAATAATTGGCACGGTATTAAACACGACACGCAAACCTGGTTTTATATTTTTTTATTACACAGGTTAACAGGTTCAGCTATTAATTATGCTCAAAAACCTTCAGGTTACCACAATACTCTTTTATTTGATATGCATAAATGTAGAGACATTAACGATATAAAAGAGCTCGTTAAATCAACAACTAGAACTTTTTACACTTCAGTAGGTTATCAATTTCCTAGGTTTCCTAAAAATAATAAATACAAAAGAGGTGGGGATTATTTTTTATGTGAATATGCAGAGCAACTTATATATGATGTTTGCAACTATTTAGACAAAAAAAAGAATGTTGATTTTAGAGAGTTGGGCGAATTCATGTTTAAGTGGAATAATGACAAAGGATTAGTTAAATACAAATTTCAATATTCAGCATTTTTAGCAGATATTGCAGATTGGTTTCCTCAGTATATTAATAAAGCAAGTCACTTTTACTATGGTTCTAATGCTGTTGAGTGTATTTCTTATTTAGCTAAACCAGAAAAAAAATCTAATAAGTTAAAATTTTTAGATAAGATTATGGATAGAATTTATGAAGACACTAAAGCATTTCCATACAATGCGGAAGATGTTTGTTGTGATTATATTAGATGGGTAGAAAATTATATTAAACCTGGATCAGATTATGAGCACTTAGATCGAGATAAAATATGGTCAAGCTGTAGAATCACAGACCATCCAAAAGGTAGGCAAAAAAATATGCTAAAACTTAATTTAGTGTCATCATTCAATGATCTAAAAGACCACCCAAGCGATTATAAAGTTTTAGAAATGAATAACTTAACTGTACACGAATATAAAAAAATATTAAATTAAACTAAAGGAGATTTTATGAATATTGCACAAGGCAAATTTAGTAATGACAAACATGCATCATGTTCAGGGCTTCCTGCTCTATTTGGTGTATCTGGTTATGAAACACGTAACGAATACATGCAGTCTAGATTAGATGCTAGAGCTGGTAAAAATGTTAGAAGTGAAAAAGGGATAGCAGCTGAAATGGGCGATAGACTTGAGTATTCTATTCTGCAATTAGTTGTTGATAAGCTTGATCTTAGAAACTTTCAACATGATATTGCACATGCAGTATCACATGAAGAATACCCACTAGAAGGTTCGATAGATGGTATAGCATTTGCTAAAAACAATATTATTAAACCTGACAATGAAGTTATCTATACAGAAGATGATGAAGATACATTGTTGGATGGTAAGGGAATTTTAGAAGCTAAAGCCACAGCTTTGATGCCTAGCGCTGATGGTAAACCTCCTTTGTATAGAGGTGTTCTACAAGTTAAAGCATTAATGGCAATTACAGGATATAGCTGGGCAGCAATTGGAACATTGCATAGAACAACAATGCCTAAAATATGTGTTTACCGAAGAGATTTTACTTTTGAAAAAGAATTAAAACAAACAATATTGGATTTTGAACGAAGGTTAAAAGAAAAGGATTACTATCCACCAGTAACATTGAAAGATACACAAATTATTTATCCTGAAAATAAAAAAGATATTTTATTAGATTTAGATACACAGGAAGTTAATTCTCTTTGCGACCAAATTACAAGTTGTGAAGATCAAATTAAAAATTTAACAGAAATTATTACTAAAGGAAAAATTAGACTACAAGAACTAATGGGCACAGCTTCAAAAGCAACATGTCAGAAATATAACCTTGATTGGGGTTCTATAACTTACAAAGACCAACCCGAAAAAATTGTCCCAGCCAAAGATGGTTATACTATTCGGAAAAAAACAGTAGCAATACGTAAAATAAAAGATGAATAAAGCGGAAAATGATAAAGCTTACAAAATTTACATGAACTTGAGAAAATCGAACAACAGGTTAAGTCCTGAAGACATTGTTTCAGTTGTTCGAATGTTAGGATATGATATTAGTGATAAAACTAGTCACACATGGTATCAAGAAGCATAAAGCTCTGCAAAGACTGTAATATTAAAATAACGAGAAAAAACGCATATATTGATCGTGGAAACAAGATAAGAGCTAGATGTAAAGCGTGTGATTACAAATATCGCTCAAAAAGAGCAGGCCGAGATGTTTATGCTTACATGGATAAATTATTTTCTGGACTAAGGTATGAAGTTATATCTGGAAATAGAAGACCAAGCCGTGTAGACATGACTTGGAATATTACACAATCTCACATTTATAATTTATATCATTTACAAAAAGGCAAGTGTAATTTAACTGGACTTCCTATGACTTGGAAAACAGGCCAAGGTAAAGTTGATTCTAATATTTCTATTGATAGAATTGATCCAAAAAAAGGTTATGAACCTGACAATATACAACTAATTACATATAGGTCTAATATAATGAAACACAACATGAGGGAAGATAATTTTATGAAACTTATTAATATGATGTGTTCACATCGTCTTTACAAGCTAAGAAGTAAGAGGCGTTAATTCTTGCGCGCCTTTTCACTTGTAAAGCATACCTACTATCTAGTAATTCTTTAGCAGCAGTTTCCCAATCTCTTGAATCTACAGCATCTAGCATTTTTTCAAAATTAAGTAATTTAGATAAACCTAAGTTATATGTCATATCTACCAATACTAATTGAGCTTTTTCAGGCAAGTCATCAAACTTATTAATGATTCCTCTTAATTCTTTATAACTTTGGTTAATATCATTTATTAACAAATGCTCTGCTTCTTCTTTAGTAATTCCTTTTTGTTCTATATTTCTACCATAACCGATTGTTGTATAACCAGCTGTACATTCATAAGCTAAACTTGAAAACCCTTCATATTCTTTTATATGTTCAATAACTTCTTTTTTCATTAACCTAATGGGTTTGCTAGAGCATCCATTCCTTTCCATATATCATCAACTTCTCGTTGATGTAATTTAATTTTATTTTCTAGGTCTTTTATTCTGTTTTCATAAGATTCAACAAGCAATTTGTTTTCTTTTGCCACAACGTCAATATCTTTAAATTTGTCTTTAAGGTCCATTAATTCTTTTTGTGCTTCCATTATTAATGATAAGTTAGTACCAAGCTCAGCTAATTTGCCTTGTAACGAGCTAATATCGTTGTCAGCAATTGATTGTTCAACAGAAGATAAACGAGCTTCCAGGTCTTTAATGTTTATACCATAAGAGCTATTGCTGTTAGCTAAGTCATCAATAATATTAATACGATTATAAAAATCGCTGACATACCAAACACCACCAGCAAGGCCTGAAATAATAGGCAAAAAGATAGCAATATAAATACCCTTAAATGTGAATTTTCCAATTTTAAGTTCAAAATCATTCATTGCATTGACTAAAGTCATAACCGCAAACTATTGGCGATGTTAAGTAGAATTCTTGTTCCTGTCCTGCTGTGTAATATTCTTCCGCAGACTTATAGTATTGAGACATGTCAACAACAACCTGCACGCTTTCCCATGCAACTGTCAACATACCAACCTGAGCATCAAAAGTTAAATTAGCATCTAGAAAACTATTTCTATATTGGTCTGCTGTAGATTGAAATTCGTTCATATAATCTTCATTAGATAAGACGGCAGTAAATGATGCATATTGATTACCATAATCTTCAATGTCAGTAATAGCTTGGTTATAATCAGCTACTTCTTGTTCAGTTAAATAAACATCATTATCTTGAATAAAGTCTTGTAAGGCTTCTTGATCAGCAATGTCACCAGTTTGAGCAGCATTGTCAGCTTGTTCTTGTATTTCGATAACAGTAACAATAGCTAAGGTTGCTTCAACAAAATCATTAATTGATTGTTCCATGTTTTCTTGTGCGGTTTGTTGGTTGTTGTTAATAAAATCTTCTGCTGAATAAAAAGTAGCATTTTCAACATTGGCTAACGCAGAATTATAAGCATCCATATTGTCAAACGTAATATAACCAGCTTGCAAAACACCATTCGGAGCTATATAACCAGAAGGAGCATAATATATAAAGCCACCAATACCTTGTATTGCCATATCTATATTAGTTCTTAAAGTTGTTGATTGGTTTAATAGGTCATCAACTGCCTGATTTGAGTGAACTTCTGAAGCGTTCAGAAATGCTAAGAGAGGTAGTAGTAGTTTCTTCATCGGTGTTTCCATTAATACTTAGTATTGTATTATAAAACTCCTGTTTATCGTTATAATTTTTCTCAGTTTTGTATTTTATTTCATCACAATCAATTATTTTTTTTGTATATTTGTTTCTTTGACAAACCTGATAAGGTTCTTTTTTAATTCTTACTTTACCGTAGTTCGGGATATACATTTCTGGATTTTGTTTAATTGCTAAATATGCAGCACGTCCAGCGACTAAACGTGAATTAACTAATATTGGACAAGGCGTGCCGCTTGTGAACATTGCTTCCCATACTGCAGAATCCTGGCACATTAAGGCAATACTAGCAACTTTCATATTAAGATCAGATAAAACCTTAGCATCTCTTCGTCTGTTACAGTTCTCATCTTGTCGGTAAGCACCAGTGGACAGGCCTAAACCAAATGATTGGATGCCTCCATTTGTTGACATTAAACATGAATCCATTCCATTAGACATTAAGCTAGGAGATATTGCTGAACCTACAGGCATAGAGCCAGGAGAAGAACCTGCACCACTAAAATTATTAGTAGTTGCTGTTGTTTCATTAAAAGAACTGACGGTCGAATTGTTGTTATTTGTTCCAAAATTATCGGCTGATTGATTATTACCATTATTGTCTGTATCTTCTTGCGCTATTAAAGACATGCTTATAAAAAAAGATAATAATAAGTAAAAAGAATAATTATTGTTTTTGTAATATTTAGCAAAGTTATCCATTTTTATATTATAAAAGGTGGGCAGGATTTATGAAATATATAAGGGGTAAAGGAGATCAACCTGCCCTAGATTATTAATAACATTATAGCAACTAATGTTGTAGCTAAAAACCCTGTTGTTGAATAGATCGCAACATCTATTTTAGTGTTTAAAGATTTAATGTCTTGTTTAAGTTCTTGTAGAGTTGTAAAAACTGTTTTTGATTGTTCATGACATTGGGCTAAATGTTCCTTTAGATCAGAATTAACCTGTGAAACAGTAGCCCTGGCCATTTTATTTATCTTCTTGTGCAAGAACTAATTGCTGTTCTAGCTGATTAGCTTTTGCCATATAGTGATTTACAAGTTTTTCTAGTGCCTTAACCTGATCTTTTAATTGATCTGTTTCGTTAGGCGCTTTATTTTCTTCTTTTGCCACTTTTAACCCCTTTTCTTAATGAAAGATAATCTACAAAATCATATACCTTTTTATTCCAATCTGCTTTTGGTTCAGGGTATAGGCGAATAATTACGTTAGCTAATCCTACGAAAGCCAATAAATACATTAATAAATCTAAAATCCACATAATATAATTAACTCCAAATGGCAGCACAAACTGTTTGTACTAAAGCATCTTCACCAGAGTAATCAGTTGCAGCGCCATCGTCAGCTACATACTTAGATAAATGTTTAACTCTAGTTGCTGTCACAGGTAAATCTGCATCAGAACTATCATCAAGCGTATCTTCATACACAACCATCATGGTTTCATGTTTAGCATTTGCTGTGTCGGCAGCAGAACTGTCGCTAGGTGGATAAACCTCTAGTCTTTGTACTACTGTTGTTTTTGTAATTGCCATGTCATAAATTATATATTATTTTTTAGTGGTTCAACAACAATTTTACCATGTTCGTTTGTTAGTGTTGATTGGTGTATTTCTTTATCTTGTCTTTCACCTATAACCATCCAAGAAACCTGTGCTTTAGATTCGTGATTTTGACAGTCAATAATTAACTGTGAACCCATAACTTTTGCTCTTACCATATCCCAAGTATCTTCATTGTTAACAAATGCTCTAAGCTCTCTGTTAAGTGCTAAGAATGTGCCTGGTATCATATTAAATTCATCATCTAAATCGATAATTGCTCTACCATTTTGTAAATTAATAACACCACTGTAAATATTATCAGCCTGTGGTGATTCAACAAATGAGTGTACTAAATGGTGTGTGTCTGGTTTAAGTGGGTGATCTATCTTGAATGAACCTGATGATTTGGATAGAGAACCATGAACTTGTACACCACTTTCAGTAATGCTCATCATTTTGTTGATACCGAATGGGTCGTCACCTAGTTCGTCAGATTCAGCAGTAACATAAAACTCCATAACTCCTGAGTTATTTTCTGCACCATTAGCTTTGAGATTTATCGTGCCACAAGAATTACTGCCACTATCAAACCATTGAATACTACCTTTAGATGCTGTTGTGCTTGAGGTTGTTTGTTTAAACTGCATTTCAGCACTATTAGGTTGTGTAATAATCAAAGGTTGTGCTAATACAGTTACAGCAGAGTTATTGACCTGTAACCTCATTGAGTTGCCAGTAGTTACTTGAAAAGTATCATCTGATGGAAATTGTATATGTGTATCGTTATCACCATAGTGTGTTATTTTTTGTGGTAAAAATATTTCATTTGGTATCAGGTTTCTTGAGCTATCTATAACAGTTGTTGTACCCATCTGCAAATCACCAGATGTTACTTTTACATTTCCATTTGTATTTTGTATTTCTAATGCTTTATTGCTTGTGCCACCAAAAGTGAAATAAAGGTCATTTCCGTTATTATCAATTCTATTAACAGAACTAACACCACTACTTGTTATATATAAATTTTGTACAAAGGCATCAGGTACAACAAGATCACTATTGAAAGTTGCTTTACCTTGTGCTGACATATCAAGATGTAAAGCCTGAATAGTAGAACCACCATCATTACCTTTAAATATAATGTCATCATCAGAAACACTAGAAGCAATTGTTAAACCAGCTGTACCTGTTTCAATATACGAATGAACAGCACCATTCTTACCAAAGGTTATTTGTTTAGCATCTGCTGTATCGTCTCTTGCAAGATTAAGGAAACCTGCACCTAGTTCTCCTGAGTTGGCATCTGCTGGTGTACCACCTACCCCAACGCCTGAAGTGATACTTACCAAATGATTGTCTGCTTCTATCGCACCACTTACAGCAACACCATAAGAAGTTGTTTCAAACTTTTTAGAAGTATTGTGATATAAACCTAGTCCTCCGCCTGGTATCATATAAGCCATTAAGTTATTACTTCCATCTAAAAAGTTAATAAATGTACCATTTGATTTAATATTTAAATTACCAGTACCAGCATCAGTTACATAACTATCTGTACCGTCATGATAAATTTGTAAATCAGTACCGTCACCAAACTTAATTTTTTTAGAATCAGCTAAAGATATGGATTCAAGGTTAGTCAGGTTTCTTGAACTGTCTATAACAGTAGTGCCACCAATCTGATAGCCACCTGCTGAAGTATTGAAGTTGCCTGATATAGCAGTATTACCAACTACACTAAAGCCAGATGACCCAAATCTACCTTTCTCACTACCACCATCTTTAAAGATTATGTCGCCACCATCTGCATCAAGGGTGAGATCCCCTGCTACATCAATAGTCATATTTCCTGCGTTGACTAAATTGTTACCTGAACCTATTGTTAGCTGACCTTCAATCTCAGAATCACCATGTGCAAAGAGTTTACCGATATGATGTTCTGAAGTTGGGTCATTAGAAGTATCAAATAGAGTTGTACCTGTGGTGATTGTTCCTGCTGTTAGACTTCCTGAACCTGTCCAGTTACCACCATGTCTAGTTTCTGCTACTACTGCTATTCTGGCATAATCACCAACTCTGACCCAAACAAACATACCCCCTGAACCATCATCAATAAGTACGGCTTTAACATTATTAGAACCAGCAGCATCATCATCATGTTCATACCACCAACTACCTCTTGCTGTACCATTTCTTTGAGCAAAACTAAAATGTATTTTAGGGCTTTCTGTTGATGTGCCATAATCATAAGCAAAGTAAATGCAACCTGTAATTGCACCATCAGCAGCATCATTATATTCAATCTGACCTAAGAAGAAGTCACCACCACCTGAACCTGTTGTTATGACATATTCTCTATGTGAATTATCGGTTGTTGTGGACTGAAATCTGCTACCACTTGCAGTTATTCTGCCTGAGGTACTAAGATTACCACCACCTGAATAAGTGCCGATATTGGTTAAATTCCTAGAACTATCAACTATCTGAGTTGAACCGATACGATAACCAGAAGCATAAACATTATTGATATTAGTTAAGTTGCCAGATGTATCAAGTATTGTGCCTAGTGTAGTTTCTGCAATTGCACCTGTTACTGTAATCCCACTTGAGGTTGTAGCTAGTTTGACTACATTATTGTGATATAACTGAACAGCACCATCTTCTGTACCAACCATCATGTTTTCGTTTTGAGCAGAGTTTTTTACAATAAATTGACTAGAACTTAAAATTAATCCACCAGTTCCGTTGTCATGTATTCTACTGTTAGACCCATCGTGATAGATTTGTAAATCTTCATCAGTACCAAATTTTGCTTTTACACTATCTGAGAATCTAATGTCTTTTGAAAAAGCTACAATTTCATTTGAACCATCAATTCTTAGATAGTCTGCTAAACCGCCACTTCCATCATCTGACTGTAAAACTATATCTGCATTATTTGCTTGGTTTCTTATTACTAAATGACCTGTTGCATTATCTAGGTATGAATCATACCCAGTATGATATATTGCAAAATCACTACTTGTGCCTAATTTAATTCTTTTGGTATCAGGCATGAGGATAGATTCAAGGTTAAGCAAGTTTCTAGAGCTGTCTATTACAGATGTACCATTAACTTTGTAATCACCTGTTTTTAAATCTAGGTGTCCTGAACCATCTATAGACATACGACTCGTGCCACTAGAAGCACCAATCGTAGCACCTGTTCTAAAGTCTAAACTTCCATTTACATTTAATATTGTATTTATTCTCGTTGAATCTTTAAAAAATAATCTGCTTGAAACAGCGCTGTTAGTAGTGTCTTGGTTAAGAATTAAACCAGCAACATCTGCTGATGTAATATCCAAATTAGTATCTGGACTGGTAGTTCCCAAACCTAAACGACCATTTACATCAAACCTACCTCTTTCAGCTGAGTTTGTAAAAAATCCAATAGCACCTGCTGAACTATCATTAGACTTGAGAGCCAACATATTTGGAGTTGAACCATGAGTAGAACCATAGGCTATTAAGAATTTTTCAGAACCACCATCTTTGCCGTCCATAACAAGTTGTGCAAAATCAGCACCAGCATTAGTGGTGAATGTAAATTTAAGGTCATTATCAGTTGAGTTTCTAATAAAACTTGAACTGTCAGATGTGACACCTAATAAGCCTGTAACATCAATACCTGTTGAGGTGGTAGCTATTTTAGCTACACCATTATAAAACAAAGTAACTGCACCGTTAGCATCACCTGTAAGATATTGCTCACCATTAGCATATCTTCTAAGGTCAAGAGAATCAGCTCTGATATAAAGATTACCCGTTCCAGAATCAGTAATGTATGAGTGATTACCTGTGTGTTTGATTTCTAAGTCATTACCTGCACCAAACCTTGCTGAGCTATTATCGCCAAAGTCAAGACCATGAGAAATTTCAAAGTTGTCGTCAGTTGCGTTCCAAGTTAGTGAAGCATCTGTCGTTGAATTAACAGCATCTTGTATGGTAATACCAGCGCCATCAGCGTTAGACGAGGTATCTCCAGCACCATAATTAAGAGTAATGTTTTTATCTTTGACATCTAGGTTAGTAGTATCAATCGTTGTGGTTGTGCCTGAGACTGTTAGATCGCCTGAGATAGTAGCACTGCCTGTTATGGCTACACCTGATGAGGTTGTGGCTAGTTTTTCTGAGTTGTCGTAATAAAGAGCAGTTTCAGCATCAGTAAGTCCTTTAAATAAAATTTGACCATTTGTAGTAGTTAAATATAAATTTGTACCTGCTAGTGTTAGATTGCCTGTACCATTATCTTTAACGTAACTATGACTACCATCGTGATAGATTTGTAGATCATCACTTGCACCAAGTTTTATTTTCTTACTGTCAGCTAAATCTATATCACCTGCAAAGGTTGCATTACCATCTTGAGTAAATTCTAGTGCATCTACAGGACTTCCTAGATTTTCTGATCTAATTATTAACTTGTTAAGATTTCCACTACCTGAACCTTCGTAGAAGAATCGCCAACCATATCCTGCACCATTACCTCTATTACCAAAATAAATTGCAGCATCAGCACCATCTAAGTCTGAACCCCCTATATATAATTTGTCGGAAGTTTGTGCATTAGTGTTACCACTTCCAAGAATTGTTTGTCCAGATGTTGTGACATTAACGATATTATGCAAATGCCTAGCTGAGCTTATAACATTTGTAGAACCTATTTCAAAGTTGCCATCTGCATCAAAGCCACCATAATTGACAGGTGTACCACCTGAATCTACACCTTGAAAAACTATTGCACCTTTGGCTGTGTTATTCCTAGCCCTAATATTTAGTTGTGTGGTTTGGGTAATATCAGTAAAAGTATTAGTGCCTTGATCGTCTTGTAGTTTTAGTAAAGGTGGATAACCAGATGTACCCCCTGCTGTGGCGATCTTGATGCCAGTAAACTCTGTTAAGTAAATTGAGCCAGATTGTGTTGTCGCTGTAATTAGGTCATCTAAATTAATACCATCTAAGACAATCTTATTAGCATTAATCGTATTCTCGACAGTTAAGTTACCTGAGATATTTAGGGTTGTGCCATTCCATGACAGCTTATCTTTTAACGAAAACTGTCCTGTGTTATCAAAGTAAACAGCCGTATTAGTATTGTTAAATGTGCCTGTGCCATGATACATCTTAGTAGCATCAAAGCTAAAGCCACCGATAGAGCCTTGCCCTATATCTACTGTAGTGATTGGCGCTGTGGTCACAGCAAAGGTTAGCTCTACAGGATCGGATTCTGTGCCTAGTGAATTAATAGCAGAGACTTTAGCAAAAAAACCTGTGTCAATATTTATGCCATCTAAATATATTTCAGTAGCTTTTACTCTTTTATCAAATCTAGTTTTAGAATTAGAATCAGATAATATCTGCACCCTAAATTCAAAAGATGGGTACTCAACAGAATCAGACCAAGTTAATTTAGCTGGTTCACCAGTTGTAGTGTTCTTAGCTACATAAGCCAAACTTGTCGGCTTCACTACCCTAAATGGGTCTGGTGGTGTTGGGTTAGAACCTATATCTTCTGCTGGTGGGTCTTGCCAACCATAAACACTAGCCTGATACTCAACAGCGCTAACCTGTATATTCAGATCAGGCATGATATTCATTTGGGTAATTCTGTATGGCTCTGTAGATAAATTAAGGTCTGAACTTGTGATAGTTATAACCTCACCTACCCTAGCCTTTAACACTTTAGGTGTGGCGACAAAGGTTACACTTCTATTGTTTCTTGATCTGTTTAAAATAGC